GAGATTATTATGGCTTTCGCCAATAGCTCGATCAGCGATATCATTGCGACCAACATCCAAAGTCGCTCCGGTGAACTCGCTGACAACGTAACAAACAATAACGCACTACTCCGTCGTTTGAAAGAGCGCGGAAATGTGAAGCCCTTTTCGGGCGGTAACGTAATTTTGCAGGAAGTGATGTACTCGGATTCTGCAACTAACAACACAAATTCTTATAGTGGATATGAAGTGCTCAATGTGGGCCAGAACAGCCCCATCAGTGCGGCACAGTTCTCAATTACCCAATACGCGTCGGCTGTTTCGATTAGCGGTTTGGAGATGATTCAGAACTCGGGCAAGGAGGCCATCATTGACCTGCTCGACGGTCGCATGAACGTTGCGGAAGCGCAGTTGGCTAACCGCATCAGCGGTGACTTGTATCTTGACGGTACGGGCAACGCCGGTAAAAACTTGACGGGCCTTGCGGCCGCCGTGCCTGATAGTCCCGCCACCGGAACGTATGGTGGAATCGACCGTGCTACTTGGACGTTTTGGCGCTCGGTTTCTTACTCCGGCGTGACCAATGGCGGTGCTGCTGTTACTGCTTCCAACATTCAGCAATATATGGATGCTGTAGCAGTTCAGTTGATCCGGGGGACGGATAAGCCTGACCTGATTGTTGCCGACAATAACTATTACAGGTTGTACCTGCAATCGCTTCAAGCGATTCAGCGGATTACCGATAGCGGTTCGTCGATGGCGGGTGCAGGTTTCGCTTCGCTGAAATACTTCGGTGCTGGTATGGCTTCGGACGTGGTGCTTGATGGTGGTATCGGTTCTTCCGCAACCGCTAACCATATGTTCTTCCTGAACACCAAATACATCATGTTCCGTCCGCACGCTGATCGTAACTTTGTTCCGATTGGTGGCGAGCGCCAAGCAGTCAACCAAGACGCTATCGTTAAGCTGATTGGTTGGGCCGGCAACTTGACGAGCGCAGGCCCGCAGTTCTGCGGCGTTCTGATTGCATAAGGAGAAAATAAAATGCCAACTTTCAGCGTAAGTAATCAAGCAGGTATCACCCTGACCAACGTGGATTCGACTTCGCAATTCACGACCGGTACGGTTGTTAACCTGTCCGACGGCGGTCAAGCCGTGTATGTCCAAGCTCTGTCTGAAATCTCTACCTATGCTGCTGTCGCAATCTATGACACGCAGAAGGCGCAGATGATGACCACGACGCTCGCAGCAACTTGCAAGCGTATTGGTTTCGCTCAGACTTCAATCGCTTCGGGCTATTACGGTTGGGTGCAAATGGGTGGCAAGGTGTTGGTTAACCTTGCTGCTAATGCTGCTCCGAACGTTCCGCTCTACACCACCGCAACTGCTGGCGTGCTTGACGACGCAGTAGTTTCGGGTGGCGCGGTGTTTGGTCTTGTAGCTACCACTTCGATCTCCAACGCGACTGCTGTTACCTGTATCGCAGGTTACCCGCACATCGCTTCGGGCATCGCAGGTACTTAATGCAGAAATTGGAAATCAACGTGCAGGCAGCAGGTACGCCTGACGAAAATTCGGACTACATCCGATCTGCGCTTGCGCGGGGACTTCCTGAGTTGCAACCCGCTCCCGCCCGACACGATGGAACACTTGTGTTGGTAGGGAGCGGCCCATCTATGCCTGAGTTCGTTGACGAGATACGTCAGCAACGCGAACAGGGCAGGACGATTTGCGCTATCAAAGGCGCACACGATTTTTTATGCGACAAAAACATAGAGCCTGATTTGTGGGTTGACCTTGATCCACGGGACAGGACTAACTGCATTAAAAGGAAAAACGATCACACGGTTTACATGGTGGCTTCGCGCTGCCCACCTGTGATGTTTGATTGGCTTGCTGATAAGAATGTGCTGCTGTGGCACTCATGGTCACAAGATGCTGAGTGCGAAGCAATAGGTAAACGATTAGCTGTGGGCGGTGGAACGACTTCCGGTCTGCGGGCTATCAATCTTGGTTACTTGCTAGGTTTTCGCAAGTTCATCCTGTACGGCTATGACAGCTCGATCCGTGAAGATGGGACTAAACGGTTTACGGGTGAGAAAGCCGGTAAGACCATTGAAATCTATGTTGGCGAAGCGCCGCACCGTAAACGGTTCGTAAGCAATATGGCGATGGCGCAACAGGCAAACGAATTCCAACTTGTGTTTACTGTCATGCCTGACATTACGATTGAAGCGCGGGGGGATGGGTTGATACCCGAAATCCTGCGGGTTAGGAGTGCATGGAAGCTCGCAGCGTAACGTTTCTGCACAGCGGTGGTGCTGAGATGGCATCCTATCGACTGAGGGCGGCTATGCCTTCGGCATACTGCGGTTATCACTCAAGACTGAATGCAACGGGAGCAGATATCACGGTGTTTTCTAAACCGCATCCTGATGATTTGGTGATGTTTCAACAGGTTCAAGCTCGCGGAGCAAAAGCGGTGGTTGACATTTGTGATGACCACTTCGCTCACCCAAAGTTAGGAGATACTTATGCGGAAATGGTACGAGACGCTGATGCGGTGGTGTGCCCGACTCAGGAAATGGCGCGACGAATTCGCGTCTATGCGGAAAGGGATGCGAAAGTAATACCCGATTCATGGGAAAACAGCGGTCAACCCCACGCAGACGGTAACAAATATTTGTGGTTAGGACATCAGAGCAATCTGAAAGAAATATTGCCTTATCGCAAGATGCTCAAACAGTACGATATGACGTACTGCACAGGGGCAAACGATCAAGTTGAGTGCGTGCCGTGGTCTACAGCCGCCCAAGAGCAGCTATTGCGTGAAAGCAACATTGTTTTGCTTCCGAACGCCGAGGAAACCTACAAAAGCCCCAATCGGTTGATCAATGCAATCATGGCAGGTTGCTTTGTAATCGGCAGTAAGATTGATAAGAACAAGGAATTCAGACACTTTTGTTACTTAGGCCCGGTCAAAGGTGGGTTGCAATTTTCGCAAGCCTACAGGCACGAATTGAACGGTTTGGTGCGAGACGGGCAGCGGTATATACAAATGAACTACTCACCGGAACAGATTGGAGCGGCATGGGATACGGTATTCGCCTCCATCTAGGGGCAGGTGACAGATCGTGGCCCGGATGGGTCAATGTTGATTGTGTCGGCGATCAAGACTTGATCTCGGATGTAACGAAACTTGATTTGCCTGATGATCATGCCGACGAGATTTCAGCGATTCATTTGTTTGAGCATATTGAACGTCATCAAGTGAAACAAACGTTGCTTGAGTGGCTGCGGGTGTTGAAACCGGGCGGGCAGTTGTCCCTTGAAATGCCGTGTCTTGATAACGTGATTGCGTTATGGAATGCAGGCTATCGACATGATGATCTGATCGGTAGGCCATTGTTCGGAATGTCAGAACCGCATACAATGCAGCACAGATGGTGTTACTCAAAAGCTGAAATCGGTGCGTTGTTTACCGAAGCAGGTTTTCAGAACGTGCAGTTTGAAGAACCATTTTTTCACTTGCCACAGCGTGATTTACGCATTGTTGGCAGCAAATCTAAGGAGTAGTTATGGCTATCCCGTCACGAGTTTTGGGCAGCGGCAATTCCGCATTGTCAACGATTTCTATCTGCGGTGATGGTGCTACCGCTCTCGTCGCTACCGGTTCGTCCGCAACTGATGCGCTGCAACTGTCGGCTGTTTTTAATGCCATCACCACTTCTTCTGCTTCAACCGGTGTGAAACTGCCGCCGACTGAAGCGGGCGCAATGGTTGGCATTTGGAACGCTTCGGGTCAGACGATTGCTGTTTATCCCGCAACCGGTTCAACCATCAACGCTGCCGCTTCAAGCGTGAACTTGGCAAACAACAAAGCCGCTTTGTTTTTCGCTACTAGCGCAACCACTTGGGCATCCGTCACTACCGCTTAATTTTTCCCCACAGGAGAAAATTCATGGCACTTGATTCAGATATCAACAACGCCGACGCGCAACTCTATGTCGAGTTTTACACGTCAGAAAAAGACCCCTACAAGGGTCAACCGTTCATCAAGATTTTAGTGCCGGGTGATAAGACGACTGTAATTGACCAACCCGTGCGGGATCATCATAAAGAGCGATTCCCGCGCCAATGGTTGCACTTTCAGATGCAAAGCGGTGAAGGGCCTGTGATTGGTACGCCGCTCAAAGATTGGTGTCAAGATCGTCCCGAAGAACTGACGGACAATCAACTTGCAGAGTTGCAAATTCTCAAGTTTCAGACTGTTGAGCAAGTAGCAACTGCAAGTGATACGCAGCTTCAACGTATCGGAATGGGTGGCGTAGGACTGCGCGAACGTGCGCGGAATTACCTGCTGAACAAGAATCAAAAGGTGTCGAGTAGCGAATTGGAAGAAACTCGCGCACAGCTTGCAGAACTGAAAGAACAGATGGCGATGCTTTTAGAGCAACGTCGCCCCGGCAGACCGAGGAAAGAAAATGTCAACGACAACGATGTTGGAGTTGGTGCAACAAGTAACTAATGAGCTTGGTGTTGCAACCCCAACGAGTGTAGCGGGTAATACGAATCAGGACGTAATTCAAATCCTTGCGTTGATGAACGCAAACGGTTATGAATTCCTGCGTCGTCATGCTTGGCGCGAACTGACCAAGCAATACACCTATTACACCGAATACATCACGACGACCGGTACTTGGACTACCGCAGCACGAACCATCACGATGGCATCGACTACGGGACTTGATACAACCTATCAAGTGCAAGGTACAGGTATCAATCAAAATACCTATATCGTTTCTGTAGACTCAGCAACGCAAGTTACGGTCAATCAAGACTTTTCTGCTGACGGTATTGCTGCAACGGCATACTTTCAGAAAATTCGTTATAGCCTCCCATCAGACTACGAAAGTCTTGTTCCGCGAACTGCTTGGGATAAGTCGAAACATTGGGAAATGCTGGGGCCTGAAGATGCACAGCAATGGGAATGGTTGTTGTCGGGCTACATCTCAACCGGCCCGCGTATTCGTTGGCGTTTGCTTGGCCCGTACTTTCAAATATGGCCCGGCACTTCAACAAGTGAATATCTAGGCTTTGAATACCGCAGCAAAGCGTGGGCAGCAGCAGCAAACGGAACTGCAAAGAACTCGTTTACTGTTGACACCGATACCTGCATCTATCCTGATCGACTAATAGTCAACGCTACAAAGCTGAAGTATTTCGAGGCTAAAGGCTTTGATACCACAGCAATGATGCGGAACTATTTGACAGAGATGGAAGCTGCAAAAGCTCTTGATATGTCGTCTGCCAATCTGTCGCTCGCACCGCGTCCGGGTACTGTGCTTATTGGTTACGACAACATCCCCGATTCGGGATACGGTACGAACTGATGGCACGCAGCGCACGTCAACGCATGATGGTTCAAGGGACTGCCGCGCAGGTAGCGTCGTTACCTGCTCCTATTGGTGGATGGAACGCACGGGATTCGCTTGCCAATATGGAAGCGACTGATGCGGTTCAGCTTACCAATATGTTCCCCACCGTCTCTAGCGTCAATCTGCGGGGTGGTTATCAGCAGTATGCAACCGGCATCTCAGGACAAGTCGAGAGCCTGTTTAACTACTCAGGCGGCAACGTAGAAAAATTGTTTGCAGTTGCAGGCGGCAAAATCTATGACGTAACCGCAGGTGGTGCTGTTGGCGCAGCAGTAGTCTCAGGGCTTAGCAATTCTCGTTGGGAGTATGTGAATGTTTCTACTCCGGGCGGCTCGTTCATGTATTGCGCGAATGGCGTTGATGCGCCTTTGCTCTACAACGGAACAACTTGGACTGCAATTACAAACTCATCATCTCCTGCCATTACGGGGATTACAACAACAACGCTTGATGATGTGACTCTGTTTAAAAACAGGGTGTGGTTTATCCAAAAAAACACCCTCGTTGCATGGTATCTCCCAACATCATCAATTGCAGGTGTTGCTGAACAGATTGACTTAAGTTCAGTTGCTCGCTATGGCGGCTATCTTGTTTCAATCGGCACATGGACAATCGACGCAGGTTACGGTGCTGATGACAACCTAGTGTTTGTCACTAGCAATGGCGAAATCATTGCTTACCGTGGAACTGATCCGGCATCTGCATCGACGTGGGCGTTGATGGGCGTATGGAAGCTTGGAACGCCGATTGGCAAGCGTTGTATGCTCAAGTATGCAGGCGACTTGCTGATTCTTACTTTGGACGGTTTGTACCCTCTAGCGTCGGCAATTCAAAGCTCAAGACTTGATCCGAGGATTGCGCTATCTGACAAGATTCAAGGCGCATTTGCTGAAGCGACAAGGACGTATCAAAACAACTTCGGTTGGCAGATCATTTACAACAGCAAAAACAATGCGTTGTTTGTCAATGTACCTGTGTCAGAAGGTTCGCAGCAACAGCAGTATGTGATGAACAACATCACTAAATCGTGGTGCAACTTTACAAATTGGAATGCTAACTGTTGGGAAATCTTTAACGACGACCCTTACTTTGGCGGCAATGGGTTTGTAGCTAAAGCGTGGACATTAGACTATCAAGACAACAGCAACAACATTCCTGCAAACACTTTGCAAGCGTTCAATTACTACGGCTCTCGTGGGGTAAAGAAGTATTTCACTCGTGCAAGACCTAGCATTTTTACAAACGGGCAACCCGCAATTTTTGTTGGTATGAATGTTGATTTTGACATTCAAGACACTACGGCGGCACTATCGT